TCTAATGAGGTAGCCGTATACGGAACAATTAAATCCTCGGCAGGTATAAATTTACTTACCGCTCTTCCCAACAAATCATCGTAATAAACTTTTTTAAATGTAGAACCAGCAAGTGGTAGATGAAATAACATTTGATCAAACTCAGGTTCATACTCTTCCATTTTTTCCATCAACTCATAGTTCATGTAATCTTTTACACGTTGTGACTGAGCTTCTTTAGCTGGATCAGGTTTACCAACTATCTGTGTTCTAACTGGTCCTTCTGCTGGCAATAATTCTTTATAAGCTCCAGCTTGAAACTGTGTTACTGCTTCTGCAAGAACAGGATGAGTTGCACCTGATGCACCTTGAAATGGTTCTGTTCTATTTTCATATTTAAATCCTAAAAGATCTAAACCTTGTATGTAAGATTGCTCCCAATCTTTTCTTGATGTTTTATATTCTTTGTAGTTACCAACTAATTCTAAACCAATTGGTTTTAAAACTTCTTCTGGTAATAATTCTGCTAGGTTATCAAAGTGTCCTGGTTGACCTTCGATGTTTACTTTACTTGGATCAAAATTTACTTCAACGCTTCCATCTTCATTTGGTGTAACCTCGACCCCAGGATCTTGGGCCTCTACGGCTTTATCCTGTTCTATTTCTATTTCTTCTTGAGGGTCAACCTCGATTGATGTTTTTACGTTTGGTAACGTTTTGTCTATGTCTGCCATAAATATTCTCCGGGGTTGTTATCTTAACCTGTTTTAAGGGAACATTCAACCCTTGTGGGTTGGGCCCTCTTTTAGGTGGTACGGTTCTAGTTAGTCTTTTGTAAGTCATCTATTAATAATCGTTTAATACTATCTGGAAAAGCATCTACATTGTAGCCAGCTTTTTCTAACTCAGACATTTTTAATTGATTTGGTAAAATTTCTATGATCTCTTCAATAGAATCTAAACCAGGTTCCACATCTTTCATTTTTCCGTCTTCGTCAGGTCTTGCTGTAAACTCCTCATACTCATCAGCTGCTTTATAATATTTACCATCCTTCGCTAAAAAAGATTCTCCCGGTTTGTATGAGATTAATTCATCAGACATGACACCACTATACATCTTATCGTTAGGCCCCGCAAATTCACCCTCTTTTACTTTTCCAATGGTAATCTCACCTGTTGTCATGTTTTCCCTTAATTCAAAGCCACCATAAGTCATGTTATTCTCAACTCTCGGATCATATTCTGGTTCAAATTTTTTTCCGTGTTTTTTAATTTTTTCTACTAGTTTAAAAAAATAAGGTGGCACACTAACACTTGTTGTGGCTTTCTCTGAAACTTTCTCTGCTACTTTTGCAGTTCGTCCCATGTCATCTGAAATGCCTAACATCTTTGCTAAAACTATGGTTGCACCTGCGCCTGTTGCTTGTAAAAATTCTCTTCGATTCATTCCTCGTGATTCTAATACCTCGTTGATCTCTTTTTCCAATATTTTTTGAGTTGTATTATTAACAGGAAGATTTCTATTTGCTGCGTATGCTCTTAAAAATTTAAGACCAGGGAATATTGGAGCAGTGACTTCTACACCTAGGCCCATGGTATCTGCAAAAACTTTTGGACCAATAGTTGATCCTCTATCTTTTTGTTTCTGTTCTTCTTTTTTTATTAATTCATCAAGACCAATAAATTTTTCTGTTGCTGTTGGTGTTATGTTGTTTAAAAACTCTGTAAATATTCCTGTGCCTTTAATATTGGACGGTAGTATATCTGTGTAATCTTGCACGTAATTATTTTTACCAGTGCCTGTAATTTTAAATGCAGGTTTTCTTATAAGATCAGAAATTAATTTTCCTACCGCAGGTAAAAATCTTACACCAAACTCACCAACACGAAGACCTGATCTAGCTAACACATCTGCGTAGTATGGATAATTTCTAGGATCAATAATATCATTTAATATTTGTACAGGGTTCATAGTCTCTTTGTAAGTTTGCATTTTTGGTATTTCTGCTTCAGGGTTTGTTAAAAAATATTCTAGCTCTGCCGCAAAATTTTCATCGGCCCCTGCTGCACCGCCGTTGCCAAAGTTTGCTCTTGGTAGTGGAGTAATCTCAACACCGCCTCCAGACGCATATTTTAAACCTGAAAAAGTCCTACCCTCAACTCCTTTAAAATCTGCATTTACCCCATCTCTATAATCTTCTATAAATTCTTTTATATCACTTTTAGAAAAAATTTTATTTCCATCATCATCAGTAAGCTCGCTATAAAACTCACTTAATTCTTTTATATCTTGTTCTATTAAATTATTTAAATATTCTGTTTTTTCTTTTTTATTTAAATTTTTAAAAGACTGTGCATTATCATTTATAGCATTAATATTTCCAACAATAAATTCTGGATTTACGCTGCTCATATCAATATTGATATTATCAATAGTAAATTTTTCTCCTATTTTTGGTAAAGTAACTTTTGTTTTTACTATTTTGCCTTCTTCATTTAATTCTTTACCTATTTTTTCTTCTGTATTTTTAATTTTAATTTCTTTATTAATAGCGTTTTTTAACTCTGCTAATTCGTCTTTATTTTTAATTTTTTTATTTAAATATTTTTTATAGACATCTAATACTTCATTATATGAACCTTGATTTTTCATTAAAGCTTGATTAAATGTTTTTGATTTTAACGTTTCATTTTGCATTGATAAAAATTTTTTTTCAAAATCTTTACTAAAATTTTTATCCATTATTAAATCTAAAGGATAAGGCCCATGATCAACTTCATTTGCTCTATTAGAATAATCTTTTTCTAAACCCATTTCATTCATAATACTAGATCTAGTATTTCTTCTAGATAACAATAATTTGTACCTTGCAGGATCTAAACTTTGTTCAAAAACTTTTCTTCTATCACTTTGTTTATTTACAAAACCAGATTCATTTTTAAGTAATGTTTCATACTCAGTTAAAGGTCTTCCTGATAACTCTTTATTTTTAGAAAAATCTAATAATTTATTATAGAAATCTTTAAAATTATATTTTAATCTTCCTGTTTCTGTTATTATTGGAGTTGCACCTATTTTTTTAACAAAATTAGGTGAACTAGTGTTAGAATATTCTGCTCCAATTATATTCATAAGTTCTTCAACTGTATAGGAATCTTTATATTTTATTATTTTTTGATCTTTTAAATTTTTAACTCTATCTTTAACAATCTCTGGTTTAAATTTTATTTCTGTAGTTTTTTCAGAAATACTTAAAATATCATTTGCTTTTGGTAAATTTAATTTTTTATAAAAACCTTTATAGTTTTTAGCATACTCCTTAGTTCTATCTCGACCACCTACAATTATTTTATTTCTATCTTTATGGACAGCCATCGTATCTTCTTCTTTTAATTTTTTTTGTTCAAAAATAATTGGGAGTTTTTGTGTTTCCATGGGAAACTCTTCTCTAAAAGGTAATTTTTCTAACTCTGCAGGAAAAGATTCTTTCGTATCTATTTCAGGTGGTGTGGT